ACCCAAAAATTATAAATCAAGGAGATATTATGGAAAATCAAGAAGTATTGAAGGCTATAGCTACCCTTGCTGATAAGGTGAGTCGTTACCACGAACGTTTATTAGCATTGGAAAGAGACAATGAAAGACTGCAAAAAGAATTATTAGAACACAAAAAAAGTTCTCACATACATACGATTCAAGGTAATCCACACAACCCTGATGCAACTGTCATGGTAACAGGTTTAGATTCTGATATGGAATGTGAAGCGTGTAGCGCTTAATTATACTATATTAAATGAAAATGAAACTCTTGGTGATTCAGAAAGATTATGTTCAACACTATGTTCTAACCAAGCTGGAAAGATTATTAATTTGCCTGGTTTAGCCTCATGTTTCCAAATAGAACTTGTGTATTCATTGTGTTTGCCTCTTGGTGTGGTTTCACCCCAACTATGTTCAACGAGTTTAGTTGGGTGATATAATACAGTCTCACCACAATCTTTAGGAGCTGTTACGTAATAAACACCAGATAACTTATTATCATTACCAAAGTGATTGTGTGCTAAGTTATAGTCTTTGTAATAATTAACATTAAACCATAAATCGTTTAATCTATCTACTTCTAGATGTATATGCTCTGTAAAAATTTTAGTATGATGTGCTATTTCGTGGCTTAACTTTTGAAAAGTGTCGTTTTTTAAACCTATTAATTGTGCCGACTGATAACCACCACGATTACTTACTATCCTGTGTTTTGACCATTTTCTTTTTATCTCAAGACACTCTTCCCATAACTTATCGTTATCTACATCTAATTGCGTTGAGTAAATGGGTGTTTTAAAAATATCTTCAATCAAATTTATTTAGGCGTTTCGCCTAGCATATCTTCTAAAGAGGGTGCAAATACCTTGACGTCCCTTTTAATTTTTTCAGCAGTTGTAGAAGTTCCTGGATTATCAACGTCAGCTTGAGCTGCAGCTTCAGATTCATACTCAGCACCTGTATCTATGTGTGTGATTGTTGTTTCAGTTTTTACTTTGTAGTGTGGAATTTTTCTTCCATCTTCTGTTGTAATGTGACCTAGTAATTCAGCAGGTTCAACTATCGGCATCTTCGTTTCTCCAATTTATGTTAAAACTGATGATAACTCTATCTTCATCAGAATTATTTGTTTGTACTTCATGTTGTAACCATGATGGGAAAAAAATCAAGGAATTTTCAACAGGTTCCCATTGTACGCTGTGAGCGAGGTGTATAGAGGCTTTATCTGTTTTGGGGGGTGATAGTACCTCTGACTGTGGTTTAGGCTCTAGAAACACAATATTTCCACACTTTTTAGGAGCTTTAAGATAAAATACACCAGATAAATAATTATAAGGATGTGTGTGCACATTGTTTCGTGATCCAGGTGGGTTTATCATGCTCCACATACCAGTCATCTCAGGAACATAATTATGTTTAATATCTAGATGATTAAAACAATCTTTAGAATATTTTAATATGTCACCAACTAAGGGACGAAACTTTTTAATATCATATATTTCGTCGTGGCTGTGCCAACCACCAACATTGGACCGTGGCATACCCATCTCATCTTTTTCTCGTAGTTGATATATGCTATCAATAAGATGTTCGTGGCCTTTTAATTGTAGTGAAAATACGGGGGTAATAAATAGAGAGTGTAAATTAATCAGAGTTGTCCTTTCGTGACCTCTAAAAAACTTGCTATGATGTGCACCTGATTGGCAGCATTAGCTTGAACTTTAAGAATATCACTTTCTTGCAAAATTAAAGGTTGAGTCAATAATTCTGTTGTTGTGTTTGTAGCAACACTCTTTGCTTTGAATACTTCAAAAGTTGCAGCGCCTCTAACAACTTCAACATCAACTAAAGTTGTTGAACCAGAATCATTGCAAATTAAAAGAGATTTTACTACATCCGTAGTAGGCGGAACAGGTGGCGTTGCACCAGGATCAGCCGTAGGAACTGTTATAACAGTTGTTAAATTTGTTGTGGTAATATCTACCATTGCGCTTTTAAAAGTATTAGCCAAGGAAAAAAGCCTCCGACTCTGACTCGTCTTTTAAATCTTGTTGGTAGTTTGTATTAAGTAAAAAAATTATTTGATCTAACAAACTAACCATTTGATCAAATTGATTAGGATCATATTCTGGTGTTGAGTTTGGTAATCTTGTTATTGTTATTTTAGCCATTATCTTCTTCCGTCTGGTCTAAGTTGTAGTTTAGTAGATCCAAGTCTCCAAGCTGTATCATTTACAGAATTTGTCTGATATTTTATTTTTACTGCTCTTCCTCTACCTCTTACATCAATTTTCTCTGTTGTACTAGAAATAGAACCTGTTGTAGTTACATTAGCTGCAGATTGTGGATATTGTTCAAGTGTTAGGGTGGCTGTCATTGTATTGGCAAGGTTATCAAAGTCTGGAACTAATCTACTAACCGACATAAGCTCATCACCGTCAGCAATCTCAACAGATCCAGAGGTTAAAAAAGCTGTTATCGCTGTACCGTCTGCTTGATTATTACCAGTCTCATGCTCATAAACGTATGAAGCACCTGCAGTTAAACCAAGTATGGTAGAATTATTTGCTGTTAAACTTGCATCGTATTCTGTAGCAATAGGTAATTCGAACACATAGGCTCCTAACCAAGTAGTTCTTCCAAGCGACGTGGTATACCAAGTGTTTTCTAAATAGTTGTAAGCTACAGCTCTATCTATTTGTGTAGCGTTAGATGATGGGTAATACCAAATTATTTCATTAAAAGCAGTATTAATACCACAAGCTATATCAGCTTTGTTTGTGTAACTTAAATCATCAAATACAAAATCTTGCACAGAACATGGCATTTTTTTAACAACACCGTCGTACATGTAAAAAGCATTGTCTGACATCCAATAAGAACGACCATTTATTTCTACTGCTGCGTGTTGAGCTATTAAACCACAGTTAGCACCAAGTTGTCTAAGACCAAAAGTAAAAGGCGTGCCCACAAATTGAACACCATGAAGAGAAGTATCTGTCCAAACTAATATTTGACCAGATGATTTAACAGCACCTACTATTCTAGAACCATCCGATATACGCAATGAACCAGCTTCGTTTGTTGCTGTAGGTGTATAATCCGTAGCATCTTCTCTGTCAGAGAATCTAAATAATAAATCATCTTGAGTAGCACTATTTCCTACAGTTGTTTCTGTACCAAATATCATTAAGTGTCGTGTATCTGTTGACACTAAACTAAATCTTGATGCAGTGGGAGCGTTTGATAAAGTTGTTGCTCTATTACTTGTTCCTCCTGATGTGTCCCAAACAAATGTTCCACCATTTAAAACAGTAGCAATTAAATCTTCACCAAAGTTATCTAAAGACCAGTTTCTCGCATCTACCACAACGCTAGAAGATGATCTTGGTGTGTTCCATGTGCTAGTGTTCCAAGTTAATGTGCCCCAACCATATCCATATGTAGAAGTAGAAGGACCAACACTTATTTGATACTTAGCATTTCCTGATCCACCGCCACCTGATGTTGACCCAGAGGCTGTGCTTGTATGAGTTACTGTATACGTGCTAGAAGAAGGAACTGTAATAATTTCAAACTCTGCGTTCATATCTAATCCATCTATTGTAGAGAACGAATCAAATGTAACAAAGTCACCCACCTGTGCACTATGAGCTGCGTCCGTAACAGTAACAGTTGTTGTACCATTTGTTGTAAAAGGATTTGTTAAAGAATCAGTAGCTCTAATAGGTGTAATATCGTAAACAGCACCTTCGGAATATAAATAAAGTTTTCTATCAGTGCCTAAAGCAAGGTATCTGGTTCCGTCTAAACCAATCCAGCTATGCGTATCACGGACCACGCCCACAATAGTTTTATTAGGATTTGGTAGATATTGCCAACCTTGCCATCTTTCAGGTTTACCATAGTGAAATCTAACAAAATCAGAATCAACATACTTACGTTGATCTCCTGCTGCATAAGCAGTATCTTGTTTATCTATACCTGGTTGAAACTTTAAATCGACTAATTTCATGTCGGAGTATACTAAATTATTTATTGTTTTGTGGCAAGAATTGAGTGGATACTCGACCTCTGAAATTATAATTACCCGAGTGAACAAGACTACTTGCAATATCAGCGTATACTTTACCACCTATTTTCTGCCATAAACGACAAAAAGCATAATCTTCTGACAAATATCTTTTTGTTTCAGGTTCTATAACTGTGTCAAAAAAAGCATAATTCCAATCAGAAGTATTATGATAACCGAATGTTTTATCGTGTGGATCACCTAGATGCTGATCAGATTTAAAACGTAAGTTTGGATAAGCTAAAGCCATTTTTTTAAATACGTTTCTTTTTATTAACATAAAACCAGTAGCACCATCCAATACCTCTATAAAACCTTTTTCTACTTTTATTTTATCTGGCTCTGTAACGTTTAAGTTATATTGTAACGAAGCTGAATGAAGCTCTTCCTCTGATATATTTGGATTATTTTTTACTTTTTTAATTGTTTTAGTCCAATCAATTGTTTTGCGTGGATAAACTCCTGTAACAACCTCTTTATCTAAATCCAACATGCGAAATATTGATTCAGGATCAAAAGATATATCAGCGTCTATAAACATTAAGTGAGTATAATCACCGTCCATAAATAATTGAACTAAAGTATTACGAGCTCTTGTTACCAAAGATTCATTTCCTATGGTGCCAAATTGTAATTCTATTTTTTTTGTTGATGCTAAAGCTGCTAATTGCAAACAGCTTTTAAAATAATCTGCTGTAATCATTCCACCATAACAAGGGGTTGCTATAAAAAGTTTAATCATTTATTTCCTTATAAAAAATATTAAGAGTATATCTGTTAGAACTGTCTCCAAAAGATTGCAAATCTGAATGTGGTATTTTCATGCCATTAAAAAATAAAGCCCTGTTTTCTACAAAACCTATGTGTGAAGACAGTTTATTATCATGCATAAACCCTGTGCCATTATTAAGAAGAGGCTCACCTTTTACAAATAAAAGAAAGTTAGCAACATTACCTTTATCATCATCAGTATGAAACAAAGGTTCTTTGTTATTTTCTCGCAAATGCGCACTCACGGATATTGGTTCAAGATTTCTATGGGGGAAAAAATATTGTTTAACTAATTTAAGTAATGGATCATCATGAATACTTTTATTAAAAGTATGACGCATACCATATAATTGACCTTCAGGATTTTTTACTTCTCGGTATTCTAATTTTTTTACAGTATCTTGAAGTGACTTTAACGTAGCCTCATCTAAAAAATTGTCAACATACATAACGAATTCTGTATTTTTATTGTGTTGCATAATCTACTTTTAAGTATTCTATTTTTTTTAACCAATCTTTAGGAATAGCTATTGCTCCTCCACCAGTAATGTCTTCTTTATCTTTGCTATACGAACGCATAATAATTATTTTTTCTTTACCATTATGAATCATCCACCCTACTTCTTGGCACACGGCCAACGGAGCACTTATAACTTCTTTTATATCAAGCCAACCTGTTTCTGTATCACGAGCATCTAACCACGTCACACGGACCATAGGTGTTTTTTCTATATTAAACATCTTTATAAGAATACCATCCTGTTATAATATATTTTTCTTGATCTAAACAAATGTTACCACGATGTGTATACTCCCAAGTAGCAGGCCAAATTAATGTCAATCCTTTTTCTGGTTTAATTTTAATTTTTTGATACATAAACTCAGTTTCACCATCTTTTGTAACATCATTTAAATAAGTCATAAAAACTAAGTGTCTGTTTTTTAATATGCCTGATCCGTTATTTTCATAGTGCCAACTAGGATAGCCGCCTCCAATAGGATACTTTTGCATATTATAACCTTCATATATTCCCCACTCACTTTGCCACTCTGAGCACATTGTGTATTTTTTTTTATATTCATTAAGAGCCTGTTCAAGATTTTCTTTATAAGCTACTAAAATTTCCCTGTTATCATCGGCATCAAAGCCTATGTCAAAAGAATTTTTTCTTTTTGAATCTATATAGCCATGTAAACCTGTAGTTCCTTTGGCAGCAATTTTTGAATTTTCTTCAAAGAAATTAACTAGGTTATCGCAAACTGTAGTATCATTAAAATACCAACCATTAATAAAATTCTCGCATAAAGAATTATTTATAATATGAGGCTTCATTTGATGTTGAATTGAAAGAAATTTCATTCGTTAATAGGTTCTTTTTTCTTTAAATGTAAATTAAAAGATACAGATCTTCTCTCTTCATTAAGTGTTCTAAATGGATACACACCATGAGATAGCCATGAAGGAAACAAATATATAGCACCTACTTCTGGAGTTGCTTGATGTTTATGCCCACTAAACGTAGCAGCTTGTCCAGCATGCCAAACAATATCACCTACACATGGATAATGGTCTTCTTTTGCGTATTCGTCTTTAAGACTAGGTGGCACTCGTAAATAAATAACACCAGATAATTCACCTTGATGTATATGAAAAGGATTAAAGTCTCCAGCCCACTGGCTCACGACCCACATAGATTCTATTACCATCTTACCAACAAACGCTGGTGATATAGTATCACTAGCAGGAGGTATAGATATGTACTGTTTAACTATTTGACCTAATGCACCTATTAAAGGTTCAAAAGTTTTACTTGCTAAATCTTCTTGAGGATAACGAACTTCCTTTTGAACATTGCCCGCTAAATTCATAGAATGATCGTATTTTTTAGATAATTTTTCATTATCTAATAGCTCTGTTGCTCTATCATCTAACACTTTGATTAATTCTAAAGGTAGTTTACCCTGTAATATTGTTGGACCAAAAGGTCTGATGGCATGAAAATCTACTTTGGTTGACATGGTTTCCTTTCTACTTGTAAATATCTATTGTCATATAGCAATTATTTGCCTATAAATATAGGATTAAATTGGCTCACGTTTCAAGTTTTGCCTTCTTGCTACATTTATAAGATGCACTATTAGGAGATTATGAAAAAATTGAAACTACAACAAGGCGGATTGGCTAATTTTCAAGACGCTGTCGGGGCTTTACGCGAATTAGGACGTTTTGAAGATGACACTATTGCTCACGTAGCAACAGGTGAAACCATCATTCCGATGGAGGTTTTTGATAAAAACCCAGAACTTCGAGATCAAGTGTTTTCCTCTATGGCAAAACTCGGTATTAATCCGGCTGAGTATATTGTTGGTAGTAATC